AAGCAATGGCAATGACAGACCTAACACCTAACGGAAGCGAAGGAATGATATGAGCGAGATGCTTACATTCTCGGCAGAACTTACTGCAGATAGCGCAGCGCGCACTATCTCTGGCAAGATCGTGCCATTTGACGGCGAGGTCGGTAACACCTCCGCCGGTGCAGTTGTCTTTGAGCGCGGAGCGATTAACATAGCTGATTCAAGCAAAGTGAAGCTCCTCCTGGAGCATGATCCAAAGCAGCCAATCGGCCGCGCTCAATTCTTCAATGAAACAGAAGATGGCATTTACGCCTCTTTCAAGATTTCTAAATCATCCCGTGGCACAGATGCTCTCATCGAAGCCTCAGAAGAACTTCGTACTGGTCTTTCAGTCGGAGTTATGGTCAATGCAGCAAAGCCTAAGAATGGCATTCTCTATGTATCGAGTGCTGACCTACTCGAAGTAAGTTTGGTTCAGGCAGCAGCCTTTAAGTCTGCAGCCGTAACCGATATCGCGGCATCTGAAGATGAAGCCGTTGAAGAAACCCTACCAACAGAAAGCGAGACAGCCACAGTGGAAACCACTCCAGCAGTCGAAGCAACACCTACAGTTGAGGCTGCCGCAGTTGAAGCTGCTCGCCCTGCTGTAACAGCAATGGCTTACACAAAGCCACGCATTGAAGTAACAGCTGCAAAGTATGCAGAGAACACAATCCGTGCAGCACTCGGAGACGACGCAGCTCGTCAATGGATCGCAGCAGCCGCAGACACATCTGACAACGCTGGTCTAGTACCAACACGTCAGCTCTCTGAGATCATCAACCCTCTCGGAACCACAATCCGTCCATCAATCGATGCAATCTCTCGTGGAGTGCTTCCTGATGCAGGTATGACATTTGAGATCCCTAAGATCACACAGATGCCAACAGTTGCAATCGAGCCAGAAGGCGACGCATTCAGCGACACAGATCAGAACTCAAGTTTCCTTTCAGTAACAGTGCAGAAGTACGCTGGACAGCAGACATTCTCAGTTGAATTGCTAGATCGCACATCTCCAGCATTCTTCGATGAGCTCGTTCGCAACATGGCAGCAGCTTACGCAAAGGCAACTAACTCAGCAGTAAACGCTGCACTTATTTCAGGTGCAACTGCAGATGCGACAACAACAGTCACATACCCAACTGCAGCAGAACTCCTTGGAATCGTTGCTCGCGGATCAGCATCTGTCTATGGTGCAACAGCAGGACTTCCAAATCCATTTGCTCGCAACATGGTCGTATCTACAGGACAATGGTCAAACATCATGTCACTTAACGATGCAGGACGCCCTATCTACACAGCTTCACAGCCAATGAACGCAGGCGGAGCAGTTGCTCCAACTTCACTCACAGGTAACGTTGCTGGACTCAACCTTTATGTTGATCCAACAAACGGCGGAGATGGCGATGGAACAATCCTTATCGTTAACCCAGATGCGTACACATGGTACGAGTCACCAACTTACCGCCTACGCGCAGAATCAACTGCAGCAGGACAGGTAACAATCGGCTACTACGGCTTCGGAGCAATCGCTACCAAGGTCGGCGCAGGCGCATTCAAGAACAACAAGGCGTAAGCCAAACCTAAGTCGCTCCAGGGGTAGTGCCCTTCTACCCCTGGAGTCTTTAGAAAGGATCAGAGCATGGCATTGACTACAGTTGCGGAGCTTCGCACCGCCCTTGGCGTTGGCACTCTTTATACTGATGCAGTCTTGCAGCAAGTCTGCGATGCCGCAGATAACGTACTCTTGCCCTTTCTATGGAAGAATCAGCAATACATTATTGCTCACGGCAATACGGGCACAGTAGGCACACTTTATTTTGATCAGGATATCCGCGAGTATTTCTACGTTGGACAATCTGTAACAATCTCAGGTGCAGGTAGTCGCTACAATGGGACTAAGACAATTACAAAAGTCGATACACGTTCATTTAACGTAACTACAGCTCACACAACGGACAATCCACGTCACACAGTCGAGCCTTATGGCATCGCGGCAGTCGAAACTTATACCGATTATGCAACGATCCCGGCAATTCAAGAGGCTGCGCTTATGATTTCGATCGACATCTGGCAGTCTCGCCAGGCTCCATCTTCAGGCGGAGTCACCATCGATGGCTATCAACCTTCTCCTTATCGCATGGGCAATACTCTTCTCGCTCGTGTCCGTGGCCTTCTCGCGCCTTATCTTGATCCGAGATCGATGGTGGGCTAATGGCCGCCATTTCAACACTCCGCGCAGGACTCGCCTCAGCTCTTACTGACAATACAAAATACTCAGTCTTCTCATTCCCACCTGCAACACCTATTGCCAATAGCGTGATAGTTGCACCAGCCGATCCTTACATATCGCCATCTAACGGCTATCGCAACACCATCGCTCCTATGGCTCACTTCGTCATTTCCGTCATGGTTCCTTTGCTTGATAATGAAGGCAACCTTAACGGAATTGAAGATAACATCGTTCGGGTATTTAACCTGCTCGCTGCATCTTCATACACCTATAACGTCACAGAAGTATCCGCCCCGGCGGTCTTAAGTGCCGCTTCTGGTGATCTACTAACCTGCAATATCAATGTATCCGTACTTACGAGTTGGAGTTAAACCATGACCGAATTGGCACAATGGGAAAAAGAAAACGAAGAATTCCTGATCAAAATCGGTCAGGTAAAGCCAGCGGCTGCAAAGCCACTTAACAAGAAAGACGAGGAATAAACCGTGTCAGTATATCTAAGCAACGGAGTAGTTCTAACTGTCAACGCGGTTGATCTCTCTACTCTAGTCACAAGCGTCACACTTAACCGATCATTCGATGAGCTTGAAGTTACAGCAATGGGCGACAGCGGACATAAGTTCGTTAAAGGCCTTGAGGCATCTTCAATCACAATCGACTTTCTCAATGATGAAGCAACATCTAAGACACTTCAGACATTGAACTCAGTTCTCGGAACTAACACGACAGTAACAGTCAAGCAAACTTCTGCTGTAACGTCAGCGACTAACCCTCTTTACACAATGACTTGCCTAGTCAACAACATCACACCTATTAACGGTGCAGTTGGCGATCTATCAACTCAGTCAGTAACCTGGAACGTCTCTGGTACAGTAGCAGTCACAACCGCATAATCTAATTAAACAAAGGGGCAAAGCATGGCAAAGTTAATAGTCACGATGGCAGACAACACAGTCACCGAGATCGAGATCACTCCTCGATTAGAGTACGCGTTCGAGCTATATGCTAAAAAGGGATTTCACAAAGCGTTCCGCGATGATGAGAAGCAATCAGATGTCTATTGGCTTGCATGGGAAGGCCTTCGGTTAAGTGGAACCGTAGTCAAGCCATTCGGCGCAGACTTTCTCGAAACTCTTAAGAGTGTAGAGGTTGCTGAGTCTGACCCTTTGGCCTAGGCAGGGATAGCATCCACTATCTCATCGCTCGATTGAGCATTGAGACGGCTATCCCTCCACAATCTTTAATTGATTTAGATTCATCGATGCTTCAGATGCTACTTAAGGCGCTGAAGGATAGAGCAAAGGAGCAGGCAGATGCCTACAGAGCTAAAAGGCGCTAGTGCGCTTCGCAAGGCTCTTAAGCAATTTTCGCCTGATCTTGACAAAGAGACTCGTGATGAGATGGTCGGATTCCTTAAGCCAGTTGTAAAGAAGGCTAGAGGATTTCTGCCATCTAATTCAGAAGCTCCATCTGGATTCGTAAAGCATGAAGTAAAGACTGCGAAGTTCCCGATGTACGACGCCGCCGAGGCTCGTCGAGGAATTGGATACAAGCTCACGCCTACTAAGCCTAATCGCCAAGGATGGTCGCAATCTGTATCGATCCACAATAAGACTGCAGCAGGTGCGATCGTTGAAACCGCCGGACGTAAGTCTGGAATAACTGGCAACTTTTCACCAAGATTTCAAGGCTCATTCGCTGGCCGTAACAAGATGCAAGGCCGTGCGATGTTTAAGGCTTACGATCAGGATCAAGGCAAGGCTAAGGTCGGAGTGATCCGAGCCCTGGAAAAGGCCGCCGCTAAGTTTAACTCGAAAGGCAATAACAATGGCTGAGCTACGGATTCCGATAGTTGTCGAAAACAAAGGCAAGAAGGCATTTAGCGACACGAGCAAAAGTGTCAGCGCACTAGACAACAACGTCAAGAAATTAGGTAAGAGCCTTGCAGCAGTATTTGGAGCCCAGCAGCTTCTAAAGTTTACCAAGAACGCAGCGAGCGCCTTTATTGAGGATCAGCGCGAAGCTACTCGCCTTGCAATGGCAGTTAAGAATCTAGGTCTAGCCTTCGAGGCTCCAGCCATCGAAGATTATATTCAGAAGTTATCTCGCTTATCAGGCGTCACAGATTCTGAACTTCGTCCATCGATGCAGGCACTATTGCAGATTACGGGTTCAGTTACCGAATCCCAGAAGATTCTCAACCAGGCTTTAGATGTAGCAGCCGCTACTGGCATCAATGTTTCTACCGTTGCACAGGATATTGGCCGAGCCTATACAGGCAACACAAGAGGCCTAAGAAAATATAATCTAGGCTTGACTCAGGCCGAATTGACTACATCCAGTTATGTAGATGTTCAGGCTCGCCTTAATACTTTATTCGGCGGAGCCAATGCGGCTCAACTCCAGACTTATGCAGGCCAGATGTCTTTGCTTACCGTTGCCGCAGGCGAGGCCAGTGAGACAATCGGCAAGGGCTTGATCGATGCCATGATTACTTTGACCGAATCTAAGGATGTCACAGATTTTGTCAATAAGATCGATTCAGTAGCCCAAAGCATCTCTAATGCGATCGGTTCAGTCTCTCGCTTCATTCAGGTCATCAAGTTGCTTCCATCTTCGACAGGTCGCAATGATCCACGAATTGCCGCTATCTTTGATCCTGCCCGTAACGCTCAGCCTTTAACAAGCACCAATGTCTTAGGCATAAGCACTTTGCAAAAGCAAGAAGCCCAGCGCAAGAAGGTCGAATCTGACGCCATGAAGCGCGCTAAAGAATTGCTATCAGTTCAGAAGAAAAACTTAGATACACAGAAGAAACAGAATGCTCTGAATAAGGCGTCTAAAACTCTTAACTTAGAAGCGATCAGCATCGAGGCAGCCCTTAAGGGTCAGATCAGCGAGACAGATCGCCTATCTTTGCTATTGCAGAAATCCGTCCTCGAAGGCAATGCAACCCTGGCCACGCAATTATCCGATCAATTAGAAGCTGCAACTGAGCGCCAGAATAATCTTCGTCAATTATTGATTACAACCCCAGAGGCTCCAAACCCTTATCGCAACTGGACGCTACCTACTGAACTACTCAATTACACGGCTTCATCTTTGGGCGTATCCGTAGCACAATTACAAACTGCCCCGGTGGCTCCATCATCGACCTTCTCGGATGCTCAGATGGAATTGATGGCAGCAGTCAATTCATTCCAAAGCGCTAACCAAGCGGCAGTCAATGTTGAGGTTTACCTCGATGGCGACATCGTAGGGAATGCAGTTCGCGATTCATCAATTAATCAATCACTTTCTGGATCATTTAACACAGTCAACCGCACGAACAGATTTGCCGCTGAGGGCTTCATCCCAGCATGAGTCTTCCAGCCACAATTTCGGTCTCCTTTGACTTTAGCCAGGGTGCTACCTTCGGCTTTCCGTTTACTATTGGCGACCCTATCAACGGCGTTATTGGCGTGTCTCAGTTCGCATCGAGCGAAGTCCCAGAGCCAGTAATTGATCTCAGCTCTACTACACGCCAGATCAGGATCAGCCGTGGCCGTAACATCATGCGTGATACTTATGAGGCTGGCAATTGCACAGTTCGAGTCATTGATGAAGACGGATCATTTAACCCACAGAATCCTGCATCACCTTACTTTGGCTATCTCACTCCGCTTAGAAAGATTCGCGTAGCTGCAACTACTGCAACGACTCAGGCTTTTCTATTTTCAGGCTATGTGACAGACTACAAGTACACCTACCCAACAGGGCAGGAATTGGGTTATGTCGATATTAGTTGCTCAGATGCATTCCGACTCTTTGCTATGGCTAACGTCACGACCGTGGCAGATGCAACAGCAGGCCAGACCACAGGCACGCGCATTGATAAAATCCTTGATCAAGTAGATTTCCCATCATCGATGAGAATTGTCGACACAGGTTCAACCACAGTTCAGGTTGATCCAGGCACTACACGATCAAGCCTTTCAGCCATTCAGGTTGCCGAGTTTACAGAGCAGGGCGCATTCTTTGTGCAGGCAGGTGGAGAAGTAGAGTTTAAGGATCGCAACGATGTAGTCGGATCACTAGCCCCGGCGGCTATCCAATTCAATCAATCTGGCGGCATTCCATACTCTGATCTCAAGTACGCCTTCGATGATAAGCTAATTATCAATAACGCAACCATGACTCGCGTCGGTGGCACTACCGTCTCATCAACCGACTCAGACTCTATCGCTAAATACTTTCCTCATGGCATGAACGTCGATAACCTAATTGCCCAGACAGATGCTCAGGTTCAGAACATTGCAGATATCTACGTTGCTACTCGCAAAGAGACAACGATCCGCATCGATGCCATGACTGTCGATCTACTCGATCCTAACGTGCCTACTGACACAATGATCGGCCTTGATTATTTTGACAATGTAGAGATTACCAATATCCAGCCAGACGGCTCGACAATCGTCAAGACCTTGCAGGTACAGGGCTTAGCATGGGATATAACCCCTAACAGCATGAAATGCACAGTAACAACACTTGAACCTATAGTTGAAGGATTCATTATCGGATCATCGACTTACGGTATAATCGGACAATCCATAATGGGATACTAGGAGAAAATCATGGCAGAAGGCTTTCC